AAAGACCCTCTTAAATCATATGGTCGAGTAGTTAAAGCATTCTATAATGATCAAATGCACCGGATAGAGTTAGTCTTAGAGATAGACAACCTGAAAGCACCCGACATTGTGGATAAGGTTAACTCAGGGGAGTCTGTAGCTGTATCTATGGGGTGTAAAATAAAGTTTGATGTGTGCAGTATATGTGGAAATGAGGCTCCTACCCGAGCTCAATACTGCTCACACTTAAAAAATGAGCTAAATAAAATATACCCGGATGGTAGAATAGTTTGTGCAGATAACCCAAATCCTAAGTTCTTTGATATATCTATAGTCTGGCGCCCTGCAGACAAAACAGGTTATATGCTAAAGAAAGTTGCTTATACTAGAGATGTGGGGTCTAGTTCTGCTTGGTTAGCAGAAAAGAATGCGGCTAGAGTAGCTCTAGCTGCATACCTTAGTAAAGCTGCTGATATAGAAAAGTTAGTCTCAGGTCAAGGTATTAAAGCCCCTGTCGGAAGTACTAGCTCTATAAGCTCAGACACTAGCCTCACTAAGCAGTGGCTTAAAACTGTTGTACCAAAGCTTAGTAAGTCTTTTATTGAGATTAGTGACCAAGACAAACTAGAGCTTAGTAAGCACTCTTTACCCAAGACTCTAAGCTCTCTGTCAAGTATGGGCCTGTTTCTGGCTACACCTGAATTCCTAGATCTAGTATACATTAAACTGACTGGATCTAAGGCCCCCCAAGGCTTGGCATCTAAGCTTGTAGAGCTGCAGGGAGATATATTCTCTCTACTAGCTAAAAATCCAGAGTTAGCTGAGGATTTAATCTACCAAGGAGTATCCCCTACAGGCTCCGAAGAGCCTGATGAGGGTATCCAGGATAAAATGGCTAAATACATACCTTATCGTAGTCTGGACGAAGCGTGGCTGTATTCTGAGCAGCGATCTATGTTTAAACAGTCTTCACTAGGTATTACTCAAGATGGTTATATTCCTAGAAATAGTGTAGGAAATAACTTTGTAACTAAGATAGCTTCTTACGCCTACGCGGGATATATAGCCAGCTTACTAGATCAGGATGATAACACACAGTACACTAAGCTAGCCTCATTGAGAGGTGAGCATAGCTCTGGGGTTAGAAAAGCTACTAGTAGACCTTGGGTAGTACCCACTATACTAGCTATCAACAGAACAATTTGATTGTTACCCTGAGCTTTCGGGACTAAGATTTAATCAAACAATTTAATCATACGGAGAATAACACTATGGAACTATCATCCATTTTAGATGCGTTATCAGACAATCCTAGAGAAGAGATGTCAAAGACAGCTTCAGCTGTTGATCAGTCACACAGTCAAAGACTAGAGTCTGCTCTAGACGCAGCACTGTCCATGGATAAGACTGCTTCTTATACTACAGGTAGCGTAAGTACCCCCTCAGAAGACTTAGTAAAAATTGCACAGAAGCTTGCTGATGCAGAGCAACTAGCTCTAGTTAAAGAAGCTGAAATGTATGGTGCTGCTGTGTGTGATGGTTTCATTGCCCGTATGGGTGAGCACGAGGGTAACGGGGTCAAGGTAGCTAGCTTTGGTGGCGGAGATGTTGACGAGATACTAGTGAAGCAAGCTATGGAACTCGGATATCGTGAGACACGTAACGAGTTAGAGAAACTAGCTCAAGCGTCTTATGAGCAAGGTTACCATGAGCAGGAGAAGATTGCTTCTGCAGCACTGCAACAAGGCTACAACGAGACCCAAAAGATTGCTTCTGCAGCACTACAGCAGGGGTATGCTGAAGGTCAACGTATGATCAAAGTAGCTGCTGAGGATCGAGCTCATCGTGGTTATCAGCATGCTATTAATATCCTTGGAAGCTTAGCTTAATAGGATAGTTAGTATGTCTGCCGCCACACAATATAAAAAGCTGCTTACAAAAGTAGCAAGTCGTAGTAACCCTGAAGGCATTGAAGCTGTATACAACTTCTGTATGAGCAAGCATGCTGGTGCTGCTGACAACTTATTGTGGGCTGCTGCAGGTGGCTTACCTGCCTACCTCCTAGGTACTTCTATGGCCCGAGACGAAGAGAAAAAGAAACATAAGAACTATGCCTTAGCAGGCGCAGCCGCAGGTTTCTTAGCTCCAAAGTTACTTAGTGCCATAGTAGACCCTGCAGGTGCTTTTCCTAGCGCTTCAGGGTTCGATGCCTCGGATATTAAAAACCTACAATTAGAGTCCTTAGACTAGGAGATAGCTACAATGGCCAATTCTAAATTCGAAAAGACTCTTGCTCGTATCGTAGATGAGGCGTCACGTCCTCAGCCTACTATGACCAAAGAGGCTAGCCTTGAGCAACGAGTTGCGGAGCTAGATGGCGACGTAGCTAAGTCTCTAACAAAGTTAGCTAGTCTACTACGACAAGAGTCGGTAGAGCCCACCTATCAAGATATCTTAGATTTCATAGGAGAGGGTTAATGAATACCGAAAAAGTAAAAGCGCTTGCAGAGCAACTAAGAAAGTATGCTCAACTTCACCAACAAACTAAACGTGAAAAAGTAGCTAACTTGGTAGTTGCAGCTACCGGGTTAGAATTACTTAGACGTAAGTTAGAGGATTGATATATTATGAGCAGTGATTTCTTGATTAAAGTTGCTGACGTGCTAGATGCTATTGCAGACGAGAAGTCTCAACTTGAGACTGAACTGTCTACTATCAAGCAAGCACAGCGCAAACAACAGTTAGACCCTATTGTGGAGAAGCTTAGCTTTATCACCGGAGATGATCCTGATGAAGTTAGCTCAAAGCTTGCAGGGGTTGATGACTCTGTACTTGGTATGCTTAGCGGCCTTGCTGGTAGCGAGGTTGGCCCAATGGGCTCCGCAGGTAGTGCCAAGACTGCCGGCTTATTGGGAGGCTCTGCTGGAGCTGACCGTGCCGAGCGTGACTTCGCAAACTGGATCTTAAGTTAAAACAAATACTAAATACACAAGGAGATAAAGCATGGTAGCTTTAAATTCAAAGTTTGATATCCTACGTGGCTGGCCTAACTCTTCAGCAGTCCAAGAGGATTTTGTTATTGGCGGTGATAGTACCCATAAGCACCGTCAGGGTGAGTGGGTTAGCCTAGCGTCTACTACCGATGGTTCTATGAAGACAGCCGATAGCCTACCTTCTAGTGCGCCAGATAAGGTGTGCTATCTTATCATCGAAGGTCTTGATGATCACTCTTCTAAATTTGCTAACCGAGTTACCTGTCTTCTGGGCGGTGGCTACATGGTTAGAATTCCTGAGGTAGCACCGGATGCTTATGCAGGTGGTAGCGAGTACCGTTGTTTTGGTGCAGTTGGTGGTCAGGACCAAACCGCTTCTGACTTTACTGTAGGCGGCTTCGCTGCAGTAGCAGCTGGCAAGCTAGTACCCCACGGTCAACGCGATGGCGTAGAGGTGGGCCAGGTTGTAGCTGTTAATGTCAATAACGGCACCATCGATCTTTTAGTATTTTAATTAGACGCACTAAGGAGTAACCCATGAATACAGAGCGTGAGCGCCTTAGCGCGCAGTTTATTAATCAGTCATTTGTTCGTAAGCTAGACGAAGGTCGTGTTAAGGAGGCTGCTGATGAGGGTAGCCGCTTTATCCGCAGCAAGCTCCGCCAGGAGTCCTTTGCTCGTGAGATCCTAGTTCCTATCGAGCTTAGCCCAGATGAGATCGATCGTGACGAGCACACCGATCAGCCTAAGAAGATCATCGAGAAGGAGCCTGATTCAACGGCTACTTTCGTTACCTTCAAGGGCGCTGGTCAGCGTACTTTCTTCCGTGGTCCTCGTTACTCAGTCTTCTTCGGTAAGATCGAGTCACAGCACTTCATGAAGTCAAAGTTCGAACTTCTTACCTACCAGAACGACATCCGCAAGATCCTAACTGATAACTCAGTTAAGGATATGGCTGACGTCGAGGACAAGAAGTTCATCGAGACCATTGAGGCTGCACTAGCAGACGCAGCTCCTGCAGTAGCTGGTAACGTTCTGAACGTAGCTATTAACGGCGAGACTCGTGTCCGTACCCACCTTGCTGCTGGTCATGGTGGTCAGTTTACTGGTGCTGATCTCCTAGAGGGTAATGAGTTCTATGCTGACGTGAACGGGGCAGGCCTAGAGCAAGCACCTCTTAGCAAAGAGCTCCTCGCTCAAATGTTCCAGGCTATGACCTCTAAGAAGCTACCTATCGGTAAGATGCTCATGACCAAGGCTACCTTTATGGAAGCTCTTAAGTTTGACTATACCGAGGTCGGTAACGACATTGTCTCTCGTCACTATGACAAGGGCCTTGAGGGTGAGGACAAACTATTTGGTGTTCCTGTTATCACAACTATCAAGAATGACATCATTCCTGACAACACCATCTATCTCTTTGCTCCTGAGAATTACCTCGGTAACTTCTTCTTGTTGCAAGACGCTACCCTGTTCATCAAGCAGGAAGCAGACATGATCGAGTTCTGGTCTTACTCTTCACCAGGTATCGGTATCGGTAACACTAAGGGTGTGATCAAGCTCAGCGGCTTTAAGAGCATTGGTGCCTAATAAGTAATTAGCCCAGCTCAATAAGCAACGGGGTGCTTGGCCCCATAAATAAGGCCCCGTATACTTTGAGAGATAGGTATGCGGGGTTTTTTTTTGGAGAAAACAATATGAATAACGTTAAACTAACAAATAAGCGCGCAGGAACTGTTAAACTTCCTGGAGGCCGTAGAATTAAAAAGGGTCAGACCCTCATAGTTCCCGTAACTGCGCTAATGCATCGATCTGTGCGACGCCTTATCTCAACGGGCCGTATGCAGGTTAACAGCGTCGCTAAGCGCGTTGAGCAAAAGACCGATAGCATGATTCATGCTGCTAGAAAC